AAGAAGGATTCAGGAAATTCTTATCCTGGTGTTCCTAATTCAGATCTTGAGGATCTGAAGGCACAACTTAGGGAACAGAAGGAGGAACTGGCTAGACTCAAAACCGTTCCTACATCTCAGCCCTCATGGTCTCAACCTGCCCCACAACAGCAACAACAACAGCAATACCAAAATGTCCCTGGGTCTCATCAAGTTACACGGTCTCAGTTAAAGGAGCAGCTTCAGAATGCCTATCTTACTGATCCCGCAGAGGCTATGCTCTCTCTATACGAGATGGCGAAGAAGGAGGCTGTTGAAGAAGCTAGACGCAGTATGGTTCCAGTTGCAGGCCAAACTACGCGATTTGCGATAGATCAATTCCGCAAGAGTGCTGGCTTCCTATCGGACGAGCAAGAAGAGTTCGATGCTCTCATTAGTACGATCAGCGAACAGGACATGGCGAACGTGAACCCCGCTATGATACCTAAGCAGCTTGAGATCCTAAAGCATGCGGCTAAAGGAGCAGCTCTTGAGAAGAGAACGAGCAAACCACAAGTTAGGGTACCTATGTATAGTGTTAGTGACAGCGTACCTAGGTCTTCTGGTGGTAAATCTGTTAACGTCAAGTTAACCAAGTCTCAGAAAGCCTTCTGGGACATGGGGGTCGAGAACGGGCTCAAACCAGAGCAGATCATGGAAGTTATCAACGGCGATGACGGGCAAGGTGGGATTCAATGAGTGGTTTACCAATTCCAAGTAATGCAGAGCGTATGAGCAATTCGCTAAACCAGGCGAATGCACAGAAGAAACCTCGTCAGATCCCTCTTCCCAATGGGAAGTTTGCAGACTACAACTCTCTGGTCGATCAGACGTACATTCCGCAGGATCATACGTCAATCTTTGCTGATCCTAAGAAGTTTATGAAGAATCCCCGTCCTGACTGTATCTACTCTTGGGTGGACTACAAAAAAGAAGCAGCGGTCATGGGTAAGATCCGTTCTGGAGCTTACAGACCAGTAGAACTAGAGGAAGTGTACGATGATAAGGATATTCCACTATTCACTCACAAACTTACAGGTCTCAATGTCGTTGCTGTCTATGATGTGGCTCTCATGGAAGTTCAGCCCCGTGCTGTGGCGGAGATGTATAAGTGGAGAGAAAAACTAGCGATTGATCGGACCGTAAACAATACTAGTTTTGCTCAGTTTCAGAACAATCTACAGAGAATGGCAGGTGATGGTGTCATAGCGAGCTTCGAGGTTAACGACCTAAACAAGTAATTTCTTGACTTTCCTCACATAAAGATCGTATGATATAGTTACGATCTTTTTTCTTTGTGAAAGAGCGATAAATGCCTCCTTTTGTTTATCCTTCCCAGGCTCCTCTCGCGTTGACCCCCTCCGGTTGGACGGGTGCATTGCCGATTGATGCTTTTACGCCTGGCGCTCACTGCAAAGACGGCGATATCGTTATCTTCTCCGCTGGTACTGCGGCTCAAGGTCTTTTCGTACTCGGCGGTTCCTTTGTAGCTGGCGACACGATTACCTATAACATTAATGGTTCAGGCCCTACCACTTTGATCGTTGTTAGCTTGAATGAAGCTCTCGCTGCACTTGTCGCTAGCATCAACTTCAACACTGCTACTACTCTTGTTACTGCTCAAGTCGTTCCGTCGCCTTTCCCTCCGGGACAGTCGATTCTGTTGACTGCTAACACTCCAGGTGTTGGCGGGAATGCCATAACCATCGTTATCGCTACTACTTCAGTTACGGGTGAAGTCGCTGCTTCAGCCGCCACTCTCGCAGGTGGTTCTATCCTTGTTACCCCTGGTATCATCCCTGCTCCGGTTAACGTGGCAACGGGTATTGTTGGGTTAGCTCAACATGACTCAAACGCTAACTACGGCGGCACGATTATCCCTCCGGCTCCTATTCAAAATGTCTTCGGTATCTCCCAAGTTGGTGGACTCCTTCCGATCTCACCATCTCAGACACTTGTTGTCACTTTTGGCTTCGGTGTGGCACTTGGTATTAACTTGACTGCAACAACTGGGTGGGTTTCTGGTGGAACTCAGCAAGCCACTCTCGGGACTCCGGTCGGTCTTAATATAGACCCCGTCACTGGGTTCTATGTAGCTGACCCAACCTCCACAAATCTAGTCGCTGTCATCACTGGAAAGATTAATGGTCCATTCGCTTCCTCGGAAGCACTGTACCCAGGTGCAGGCAGTGATGTGGGTAACCTCGGAGCACGGGTAAGAATCGTGTTCAACCTTGCTGCTCTCGCAGTCTCCCTCGGAGAATAATTAAGTGTCAAACTTGCTCAACAGTAGGACTTACTTCCAAGCTCAAACGAAGCAGTTGAATAAGATTTACACAAATTCAACTCCGACTGAGCCACTTCGTTATCCCTCCGTCTTCAACAACTATGAGGGTGACCCGGCACACGGTTACCTCCAAATGATGTCCTTGGTGGGTTTCGGGATTCTTGACGAACTGATCGAAGGTCAGGCCGCTGCAATTGATGCCTCAAAAGAAGGTCTCGTCAGTCTTTTCCCGTATGTATCCTATGCGCTAAAGTATCAAGTCACTAAGATAATGATGAGGGAAGATGCCAAACGAATCATTCCGAAACTTCCTGGGTTACTTCGGTACTCCTCTGATCAGACCAAGGAGTTCTTGTTCTGGAATGTTTTTAACCTGGCGTTTAACCCTGCCATCGTACTCGCCGACGGGCAGCCCCTTTGCTCTAACGCACATCCCCTCCAAGGGGCATCTGCACAACCACTAGTTCACGCTTACAGCAACTATCTAGGAGCAGTCTCCCTTACGGTCGAAACGCTTCAACAAGCATACGTCCTAATGGCGAACATCCCAGATGACCGTGGCCTTGTCACCCACAGAACCCCTTCGCAGTTGATCTTCCCACTCGGCTTGCAGCAGACGGCTTCAGAGCTTCTGTCCTCAACCTACTACCCAACCTCAAATGAGAACAGAATCAACGCGGTCGCTGGTTCAATCACCCCAATGCCAATCGTGTACCTTACCGCCGCTGCTGGCGGACCATTTCCGTGGTTCGTGCTTGCTGGCAAAGGCGAACCCGGTCAAGACTCCCACTCAGTCTTCGCCTCAGTCAAATGGGACGAACAGCGTTCATGGATGGACGAACAAAGCGAGAACATGTTCCAATCAACTGAGTTCCGCGCTGTCTGGGGTACCGTAGATGCTAGAGGCGTTGTCGGATCTATGGGTGCCTAAGAAGAAGAAGGTCCCTAGATTGGGACCTCCTACGAACCTTAGACCTGGGGGACCGCACAAGGGAATCAAAGACACACCTAGACCAGAACGAGAGCGAGAAGCTCTAAAAGAGGAAATTACAGATGTCCAATATCCAAGCGAAGAATAGGAACCCAAAAGGTCTTGGCTATAATAGTTGGACTCCTATTTCTTATTTGACACCTGTGGGTCCTGGTGGTGGTCCTTTCCCAGCTTCTCTCGGCTTGAACATGAAGTTTACCCATCTCTCGTACTCTCTGATTAGTGCCCCCGCTGTGGGCCTTACTGGTGTCGTGAACTTAGTTAGTGGGTACACTGCTGCTGATTCTGTTGCACCTCCTGCACTCAACACCTCATATGGTTGGGCTGACTTTGCTGGTGTCTTCGCTGCTGGTGAGACAATAACTCTTACCATCGGTACTGAGATCCCCTACAGCTACAATCAACTTCTACCTTTTGTCTACACGGTTACTACGAGAGATCTCACTCTCGAAGAAGTAGTTGCTGACTTCACTACATTTCTCAACTACAACCCGCTCTTCAATGGCTCAATGGTTGCACCTTATGCACCGTCTGAGTTCTTCGGCGGAGCGTACATTGCAAACTCTTTAGGGACTGAAATGGTTTTTCAGCCTCTGACTTATGACGCTGTTACACCTCTGTATACCTTCACAACGAATAGCTTGCACGGAACGGTTACCGCAGGTGGAGCAGCAATGGTAGCTGGAACTGGTGGTCCTAATCCCAACACAGTTCCAATTTTGGATCAAACTGACGGTAACCCTCCAATGGTTCCATCTGCTGTGGCTATACCTGGAGATGCTCTCTTCCCCGTTGATATAATCATCCCAACCTTCAATGCTAGTCAGGCATTCATCTCTGGTTCGATATACGCTACGGCTTACCATGATGCTATCTTCGCGGCTAACTCAGCCGTGACTCTCACCTTTGTCTTTAATGGTGGTACTAGCCCAACTGCTTCCTTCGTGGTAACTGTTTATGGTACTCCTGTTGATAATCACCCGCAACAACCGGCGGAAGGTCTCACCTACCTAAAAATGAATCAGTTCATTCTATAGGTGATGTATGGCAGGTAGTCACGCAACTATCGGAAACGCGGCGGGAGAAGTAATATACTCCTTCACTGCGGCAGCAGACTCAGGTCCGCTGCTTTACTATGTCTCCCCTCCAGGGATCTACCCAAACAACTACTCTCTGATTCGTTGCTTCAGAGAATTTACTCTTGGCCTAACTGGCGACGGGGCTGGTCTTGCAATTACTGCGTTCTTCACTACTGACCTTGCTACGGCAAATGGAACGAGTGCAGTTCCCGCTTGGTTTTTGTGTCCTTCTCCTTCCACGGAGTCTAGTACTCAATGGTCAAACCCAATGGTAAACGCTATTGGTTTGAATGTGCTCAACTTCAAAGCCAATGCAATTGCATTACGTTTTGTTTCTGCTCCTATTGTTGGGGGTCCTCCGATTACGGGTACGACTAACGTCATACTAATGGCAAGCTAATGGCAATGACTGAAGACGAAAAAGCAGTTCAAGGGATTAAAGATCCTAAAGCTCGTAAAGCTGCATATTATACGCGTCAGCGGCAGAACGCTTCTGCGGGTTCAGCTACTCAGAAAAAGATCCAAAGTAAGCTCAACTTCGGAGACGAAGTTCGCGGCTTTGCTAAGGATCAACTCGGCAAGATCATGTCTTCTGGTCCTTACTCCATTCCCGGAGAAAGAGCTGCAAGTGCTGGAGCAGATGTAGCTGAATCGGCTATGTCCCGCATGGTCCCTCATACAGGCGAAGAATCAGCCTCTAAATCTTTGGTTCCTGAGAGATCGACAAGTTACCAGCATCTCGGAAGGGCTACTCCCGTAAAAAAAGCCCTACCCTCTAATAAGAGGGCACTAGGATCATCTGAAGGACCACCCAAACTTGGAAGCAAGTCTAAGGGTCCGGCGCTAGGATCATCTAAAGGACCAAAAGCCGTCGGTGGACCGAAACGGAAAGCTATTTCAACTTCTAAAGAAAGTGACTACGCTGCTGAGTTAGGGACGCAAACAAAAAGATCAAAGATCCCTGGCGGGAAAAAGGGCGCGGTTAAAGGTTCTAGGAAAAAGAAGACTGGGGTTTAGTATGAACCTAGGTCAAATATCTAACACCTTTCGGTTTATGATGGATGAAGCCTCTACCAAGAGGTTTACCGCTGCTGATGTTGTGCAGCTTGCTAATCGTGCTCAGAATCAGCTTGCATTCGAAGTGGACTTCCCGCAGGCTACTCAGAACTTCCTCTTGGTAACTGATCAGCAGGAGTATCAACTTCCCGAACTTATGAAGCTCATGCGGGTCTATATTGCTTCCTTCAATCCTGCAAACCCCAATTTCCCCTTTGCCTTTAAACAAGAACTCATTGGTACTGATATCTACACCCTTGAGGGCGACATCATTGAGCAGTATGATAACACCTCTGGTTTTAGGGCAAACACCATTCCGCAGACCTCTCAATACATAGCACAGAGGTAACAGCCGTCCGATGTACTACCTAAGAGGTGGCTACATTGGTGTTGTGCCTATCCCTATTCAGAATACAGCCCCTTCACCGTTCATTTACCTTTTGATCGACTACATTCCTGAACCTCCAGCATTGGTGAACCCTCCTGATGCTTCTATCTTCCCTGCTCTTTTTCTTGAGGCTATCACATGGAAGATGGTTGAATATGCGTCGTATTCTGACCACAACTCCGCCATGGTTCAGGCTCAACAGATGTACCAAAAAGAAGTAACTGAGAAGATTACTCCTTGGATACAGAGGATTCAGGCTACGAAACCTAAAACTCTTGTGCCCATCACGAAGCGTACATACTTTTCCCGTGGCGGAACTGGTGGACGCGGTACTGGTTGGGGAGGTTATTGGTAATGGCTAATTTAGGACCTGTTTACTACCCCTTTAGCATTGTCCCTTCTACGTCCAATGCAAATGTGTACCCGTATGATATTGTCATCAATACGGTCTACCCTGGCCTTATATTTGATGCCTCTGAAGCTGGAGCAACCTACGCTGTCATCCGCGAGGTTGTTGGATGTCTCTGGTTTGTCGTTAATGCCGACTTTGATGAGACTACACTCGAATGGACTCAAGAGGACCCTACGAACCCAAACATCCCAGCGTATGCCATGGAGATGTGTCAGGCAGGCACCTGGAATTGGAAGTACGGTCCTCCCACACTTATTCCTGGCACCCCTATTGTGTGGCAGGAGTTTTTCGAGATAGATGCTAATGGATCAGTCATAAGCACACCCCCAGTAGTACTGGCTTCGGGAGATCCCTCGCAACAGGTAAATCTTACCTGGGATGCTGGCAGTGCTACTGTCGTTGTGGCGCGTCAAATTGACGTAACGAACACTTCATCCTCTGTTAACTCACTTCTCGACAACTTCATTGTTAACACGGTCCAAGTCTGGGCTGTAAACGAAGAAGGCGTCCTAGTAGCTGGAGATATCCCTTATGCTCGTATAACGGGAGCCCCTATCCCACCGAGTTTCAACAACCCAACTTTCACGGGCACTTCAACCTTTACTGGTCCTGTCGTTATGGACAGTACCCTTAGCGTCGCTGGTGCTGTCACTATGACTGACGGACTCTCTGTTACGGGAGCCCCTACTGATCTATTCCAGCTTAATGTCTCCACTGGAGCTACAATAAGTGGTGGTTTAACTGTTCCCAATGGAGAAACGGTAACAGGAGGACTAACTACTGACAGCCTAGGTGTAACTGGAAACACAAGTATAGGCGGATCTTTAGGAGTAAATGGCAACACACAACTCGCTAATGTAACTCTAAACGCAGGCGACTCCATAACAGTGAATGGTACTACACCCGTAGTTACCCTTACATCACCGGACAACAGTATAGCCATTGTACAAGATACTCCTTCCTCATACCAGCTTGAGGTATCTTCAACGCATCCTCATATGGGAGCTACGTACGCTACTGCAGTTAACTTCAGTCCTCCAGCAACAACGGGTTCGATTACATTACCCGCACTACCTGGGTTAGCTAGTGACAACTTCCTGATTATAT